GGCAGCGCCTCGAGGCGGGCGTTGGTGTTTACGCTCCGGCTGATGAATCTACCCCTTGCCATTGAACCCTTACCCTCCCAGGAGCCTAACAAACAGGTCGGGAGCCAAGGTTATCAGAAGAAGGAAGGCCAGCGCAGCGCCGATCACGAACCCGTACCAGAACCACCATGACCTCAGTATTCTCATGTCACCCCTCACTCACAAACTGATGGCCGGACAGAAACCTCCGCTTCTGCCCGGGGTATCAATCGGTGAACCTAGCTGCCTCTGCTGAAGCAGTCTACGACAATATCGTATTGCCACTTCTTGAGGTCGACGATGTGCCGGATGCCCCAGTTGCGTTGAGCATTGCAGAACTCGCCCATTGAGGCAGGGTCGAAAGCGCCGTCGTGGCTGAAGAGGCGCTCGATCTCCTTGCCCTGCGCGTGGGTAACCGGTGTCTCGTCTCTCGGAGCTTCCCGTTCCGGCGACTTCGCCTTCGCTCTCGCTTTCGGCGCCGGCTCTGGCGGGGGTTCCGGTTCGGGCTCGGGTTCGGGCTGGGGTTCCGGCTCGGGGTCGGCGCCGGGAATCTCGACGTCGGTGGGCGGCTCGTCCGGCAGGGCCTCATGGAACTCGCCATTCGGCGGCAGTTCCCCGGTAACACTGTCAACAGTGCTGCTCGGTGTCTCCACGTACCGCTCGTCAACCACGTCCAGCCCGGGGGGAAGCGCGTCGGGGTTGAGGCGGCTGAAGGCGCTGCGCTCTGACCGGATGAAGGCCATGTTCTCGCGGGTGTTGCCCTTGTCGCCGCCTTGGAAGTGCCCCTCTTTCTTCGGGTACTTGCCGTAGCCCTGTGCCTCAAGACCGGTGGCGGTTCGCAGCTTCGTGATGGCGACGATGTTCTCTTTGTCCACGGTGCCAAAGATTGCCTTCTGCTCTTCGTCCGTCATAATCCGCGGGGTGTTGTCGGTGTAGCCGAAGGCGCCCCGCCGGGCCATCATCAGCCGAGTGGCGCCGATCCCCAGCACCATCGTCCAAGTGCTGCCGTACTTGATGAGGTACAGGTGCTTGAGCAGAGGGTGAAGGCCGAAGTCCTGGCAGATCTTGGCTGCCTTCCATATCTCTATCTCAGGGGCGTCCCTCCAGATGGTCTTGAGTACCGTCGTGGCCTGCGCCTCGGTCAAGGTGCCGCTCATTGGCAACCCTTGAGCGGCCAGCGCTGTGCTAACTTCCTGTCCGTGTGCCTCACTCGTCATGTCTATCCTCCGTTGTCGTTCTTGATTGGTGGTGTCCTCGCCTTTCGGCGCAATCCATTCCTTGACTATCGGGGCCTCGTCGTGCTGCGTGCTTGAGCAGGCGATGTACCGCTCTTTCGTAATCGGGTTAAGGAAAGCGGCAACCTTACGCCCGCACTCACCGCAGACGTTCTTGCGAACGATGGCGTCGATGTTAGCGCCGGGCATATCGGCTGGAATGATGTGCATGGCTACGGCGCCCGCCCGATGGCCAGCACCGGTTCCTGCCAGATGCGGACGCCGGCGATGGTGATGTTCATGCCGCCGGCCTTGACCGCCTTGGTCAGCTTGCCCGTATCCTGAATCTTGTAGTAGTCGTCCAGCGCGGCGAAGTCAACGACCTCGTACTTGGTGACCATGCGCTCACCGCTCTGAGTGTGGTTACCTTGAGCGAACGTCCGCGCCGGCTCCGGGGCGGGCGCGGGTTCCGGCTCCGGTTCGTCCTTGAGAGCGGCAAGCTCCCGTTCCTTGCGGGCAATCTCTTCCTTCCTGGCGACCTCGGCCCTCTGCTCGGCATTGAAGGCGAGGATCCGGTCGCGCAGAGCCTTGTCAGCCTCACCCAGCGGGACGGTGAGTTCCTTCATCGCCTCGTTGATGTCGGCGGTGTGCTGCCGGAGCGGGGCGAGGTACTCGTTGCGGCTTGACTCGATGAACTTGTGCCGCTCGTCGATGGCTCCCAAGTGGTCGGTTGCTATCTTGGCCTCGATCGGCGTACTGACGACGAGAGTTGCCGCCTTGGCGATCAGGGCATCGACCTCGACGACCATGCCTTGATAGGATAGCTCGCCCCGCGGGAAGACGACTACGAGTTCCGTGGACTCCTCTTCTTCTGTGGCATCATCTGACATCTGATTCCCCCTTCTCTGTTTCGTTAGACATCGCCATCGCAAATCAGGATGGCCTCTAGCTTCGGCACTGCGTTGTCGTAGAACATACTGGTGCCGACTGGCTTTACCACCTGCTCTACGGTGAGCGCCGCTGCCTTTGCGAGGGCGTCTTCCCACGTACTGGCGGTAACCGTAGTTTCAGTCACCACCTCTACCCTTGTGTGAACCGTGAACTCTGCCATTTCTCTTCTCCTGCCTACAGATTCATGTCACTGAGCATCGCCTTGACGCTCAGAGAGAATGGCGAACCGTCGAGATTGATGCGGCCGTCGGTGGGAAGCGGTGCCAAGGGGAAAGGGGACTCGCGCCAGAAGCGGGTCTCGTTCAGGCAGATAGGGCAGGTGATCGAGTGGTTGTACCTCCCCGCAAGCTGGGTTTCCTTCATTTCGATAACCAGAGCGGAGAAGAAGCAGTGACCTTTGGCCTTCGAATAGAGAGGGCGGATACTCTCGGCTATCTCCCTGTACTCAGCATCCTTGTCAGGATGAGGAACTATCTCGGGACCGTCGCTGATAATCCCGCAGTGTTTACAGTGAAAGCGTGGCATCTTTCATTCACCCCTTGCTCTGTGTTATGTCGTGATCTCAGGGAAGGCCTTGAGCGCCCTTCTCTCGAACAGCCTGCCGGCTGGATTCTGACCGCACTTGATTCTCGTCCAGGTCATGCGATGCCCGTAGCCCAGCAGTTCGGCCATGTCTGCATCGGTGAGCCGCTTCTTTTCTTGAATGGCCTTTACCTGCTCGAAGATACTCATGCCAACAATGGTACAGTGATAGTACGAGTTTGTCAATACCCCCGGCGAAAATACTTTTCCCTGGAAATGCAGAAGAGCGGCCCCTTTCGGGACCGCCGCCTCTGTATACCGGTATTCTCTTTTGACGCCCAGGTTGCTCGCCTCAGTTAGCGTCACAAGCCTTCTACGTGGCTCCCCGCCGCAGTACGTAGTCTATGACTCCGACTATCGCCGCTCCGATAAGGGCACCGAGCCCGCCTGACGTGCCCATCGCCCTCTTCCCTCTTCCCTCGACCTTGCGCATCCGTCGGCCAAGGTCGTGAATCTGCCTGGCGTTGAACTCTGCCAACTCCCTGTCGCTCATTCCGCCTATCAGTTGCTCGAACTCCAGGTCTCCCAAGATGTCTTCGGCCATGAATCAGGCTCCTTCAGTGTGTTCGCTCGGCTCCGGCGGTCTCGTCCAGGTAGTGCAACTCGCTTCCTTCAATGAAGGCCGTCCCTTCCGGTCCGGTATCCCCGGTGGCGGTGCCTTCCTCGGCACGCTCATCGCCGGCTGAATCGATCACGTTGAGTTCCGTTCCCTCAGTCCACAGGTAGCCAGGGTCTTCCGATCCGGAGACCGTCAGCGGGGGATTGTATCTCCCCCGGAAGCCGTCCTCAGTGCCAAAGTAGATGAACGGGCCTTCCTGCCAGAGATAACCGGACGGGACTAGAACTGCGAAAGCCAGGAGGGTCGGGTAGCCCGCCATCAACCAGATGGTCGAGAAATCCCAGCCGGCATCGGTGAAGGTAGCCTCGGTCTGCATTTGGTCTGTCGTCTTGCCAGTGCCGCCGTCGCTGGTCGCTTCGCCCGAGGACTCGGTATCCCAAAAGCAGTTTGTAATGTCGTCCTTTGGGGCAAATCGGGTAGCACAGAAGCCACCTTCGCCACTACCGGAGGCCGTTACGGTTCCGGTCGAGTAACAATTATCGATGTTGCCGCCTGTGATGTCGCCGTCTGTCTCTCCTGCAAAACCACCTACATCATCAACGCCGCTGACATTACCCCGGCAATAGCAATCTTGGATTTTATGGGTAGAATCTACATACTGAAAGTAGCCTACAAACCCACCTATGTCCTCTCCGCCTGTACTGAGAACATTCCCATCAGCGTAGGACTGAGTGATAATACCACCCGTAGCGTTCCCATCCATCTGACCAACGAAGCCACCTACAGAACCACTCGTAGTAGTGACATTGCCTGTGGCATAGCATTGGGTAATAGTGCTTGATGCACCACCACTCAGATGCCTGCCTACAAATCCACCGACCCTTGCACTACCGCTTACTGACCCCGTAGCTGAACAACCTGTGATTGTTCCGGACGCATTGGCAAGAGCACCTATCAGCCCTCCAGTTTGCGTGCCTCCAGCTACAACAACAGAAGATGAGCAATCCGATACTGTGCTGGGAGAATCGGCCTGGTATTCTCCAAACAACCCTCCGGTGTTGTTGCCCCCAGTCACTGTACCCGAGACATGGCAGCCACTAACAATGCCGTCCCAAATGATGTACGCAAGAGCGCCAACTGCTGATGTACCGGTGATATCAACGGAAGCCAGGGTCACGTCTTTGATATTCAGGGTCGTGTCGATCTGGTTGAAGAGCCCTGCGGTCCCGGACTTGTCGATGAACAGGCCGGTGATAGTGAAGCCCTTGCCATCGAAGTTCCCCTGAAAGTACGAGATGGGGATGAAGCCAGCACCAGCGTTCCATCCCGAAGTAGCCGAGGCATCGATGTCACCCCCCAGTTCGTAGTAAGCCGTGAGGTCGTCCTGGATAGCCTGAAGGTCGTCAACGTCCTCGATGATGAAGGGGTCGCCTACTGTGCCGCTTCCAGTCATATCACCTACCCGAACTTGTTGGCGCCGCGAGGAATCCGGAGCCGCTCGCTGATTTCCACCTCACGGAAGTAGGCATCGTCAACGAAGTCGAGAACCCACTGGTTGAAGTCGTTGGTGTCCACCTTGTCGCCGACGATATCGAGGAGCTGCTCGATGTAGCTGTAGGCTTGGTCAATCAGGGGTAGCAGGGCTTGTACCGTGATGCCCGTCTCTTTCGCCAATCCCTGCAGCGACGGTCTGCCCAACGGAACGCGCCCAAAGCCGAGACTCATGTTGAACTGGCCGGGCTGGTAGAGCTTGACGATCGAACCAACATTGCCGGCCCGGTTATCGCCAGCCCTGGCGTCGATGAAGTTCACGAAGTCGTAAGTCTCTTGGCCGAAGTGGACGAAAGGCAGGACGCCGGAACCCTTCTCCGATTGCATCTGGTACTTCGAGAGGAGCGCACCAGCCAGGGCCGTGCATTGAGCATTGCTCGTAGCCCGGACGTAGTGAGTCTCCCGCTCAAGCATACTTCCGTTGCCGCCGGAACTCTCGTCGAGGTCTGCGCTGGCATCCTTGGCGAAGCCGGTGTACACGTTATCAAGATCCGCCGGGTACGTCTTGAAGGTGATGTGGTTGGGCGAGACCACCCGCCGACGGAACCGCTTGCTGAAGAAGTTTTGGAAGTCCCTGCCATGAATGAGACTGTATTCGTTGGAGTAGACCGTCCCGGAAGTCGTCGGCGTGAAGATGTGGATTGCCTCGTCCGCCTCAACTCGGGCGACGGCGTTAGTGTAGCGGAGCAGTTCCTTGAACTTCGCCAACCGGCTATCGTTCTTGTTGACGCTGAACGTATCGCCCGGGATGAACGTGTCGATCAGCCCGTCGTCGTCGTAGCCGCTATCGAAGGTGATTGTGTAGGCCGGGTAGTTCGTGTACGGCGCAAGCGTAGCATCGGCAATGGCAGTCAATAAGTCCTTGACCGTCAGCGTGAAGGGAGCCCGGTAGCGAATCACGGATTCAGCCTTGTGCTTGGCCATCCGGTCGAAGATGCCCTCGAGCTCGAAGTTGACCTCAAGCCTGTCACGGTACGAATCCCGGTCCTGACCGACTACCCACAGCGGGGAGGTAGCTACCAGTTCCTCGCCGCCCTTGGTGATGAGACCGTAGCTCAGGACAGCCTTGTAGCCCTCGAGGTCCAAGCCGTGAAGCACCTTGTCGGTATCCTCGAGCAACACCTGTGCCTTGTGGCTGAAAGCCTGCTCGGTATCCTGGAGCCGCTTGAACTTCCCTTCGAAGAGAGTGGCATTGTAGGTGTAGCTCGTGGCGCCATAACTGAGCACCAAGCGAATGAGAATGTGCTTGCCGGGGATAGTCCGGGCTCGCTGCCCACGGACAAGATTGGGTGTCAGGCTTCTCATTACTCGTTGACTCCGGCTTTCATCGAGAAGTGGCCGTGAACCATGCTCTCGTAGGAACCGTCGGTAATCTGCGCCTGAATCCGGTAGTCGCCCTCGATAACCGCAGTCGTCGTCGTGTAGTAGTATTCGTAGGTCCCGGTGGCCGTCTTGCTCATGGCCTGCTCGTCGACGACAGCCGTACCGGACGGGTTCACCACGCTGACGATAACGGCAGTGGCGTCCACCAGGGCCTCGTCGTCGTCGTAGACGTAGACGATGATCCTGACAGTCCCCTTGCGCACGAATTCGGTAATGACCGGTATTGCCATGCTACCCTCCGGTGGTAATGACCTTGGTCCCGCGATTCTGTGCGGTCACCGCATTAGTCCGGCGATTCTGAGCCGAGATAAGGTTGCCCGCCCGACGGGAGGCAGTCATAAGCTGGCCCTGTACGTTGCGGGCAACGGAAGCCAGCCAGCCATCCCAAAGGCTCCACTTCTGATCGAAGTACATATCGTTGAACAGGGGCATCAGTGCTTCTCCACTTCCCGCCGCCGGCGCTTCAGAGCGTGGCTGTCCTGGCTATTCTGCCGCCGGAGCATCCGGCTCTTCCTTGCGTGCCGTCTTCGCTGTTGGTTCGTGTGGCTTGGTGAACCCTTCCTTGACGAATTCATATACGATGCTCCCGTTTACCCTGAAGACGGCCGGGCAGACCTGCTCCGCTCTCTTCTTCAGCCAGTCATGGACGCCCTCGCCGATAACGATTTCATCCTTGCCCTCCGCCTCGTCAATGGCCGTGGCCAGGCGGTTGCCCTGAATGGAATCGTCCATGGTCTTGAACTCGGAGTTGTTGAGGATGGCCAGGAAGATGTGCCGGGTTTCCGTTGACATTACTGCTGGCACGGTTGCGGTGGGCGCCGTAACGGGAATCTTGATCTTGTCTTTGCCGTTGTAGCCTAACAGGCCCTCGTTGGTAAAGTGTTTCTCGCTTGACATTGAACTCTCCTTGTCTTATTCCCGGGCCGACCTACGACTCCGGTTCGGGGTCGCCAGTCGTGCCTTCCTCGGCATTGATGGCAGCGACGGTCTCCTCGTGGATATCGGCGATGGTGGTGGGCAGCAGCTCAAACTCGATTGACCGCCGTTGCTTGACACCTTCGGAGTCCACGCCGTAGTCCGCCCTGACGCGGTGTTCGCCATTCGTCTCGGTGACGACGCATGAGATTGGGTTGGTGATCTTCTTGGGCATTGGTCTGTCCTCCTTTCTAACCGAGCCTCTGTATTCCGAATACTATCGTCTCAAACAGAATGTCGGTAGTATCAGTAATGTTTTTGTAATACAGTTCTACGGTGCGATCTTTGGTTAGGTTAGCCGTTCCCCACCCGATAAACGGGCCAACATCAGCGGCCGCAAACTTACGGTGAGCGTGTATAAGCTCCAGTTCATTCACCAACCTCGCCGTGCCGCCTGAGCCGATGGCCGTCCCAATAATGTCACCGCCGTTGTCTTCCTGAAGCGAATAGGTATCGGCAGTCAACTTGGTCACGAGGAAGATTCTATCATTGAGGTCGGTTGCTGTTGCTACCCCGGTAATCTTTATCTTATCGTTGGTGCTGAAGGGGTGCCCGACATCGGTAACTACCACTGGAGTTGCGTTGGTAGTGCTGGCAATAGGGCCGGTGGTTTCGGTCAACTCAAAGACGACAGCCTTATAGGTCTTATTAGCGCCACCCCCTGCGGCACTCGAATCAAAGTCTAGCCGGTACACACCCGTAGCCCCGACTGTGATGTTGTTGTTGGTGTGGTCGCCATTGCTGATATTCTCGGGACAGTCCGCATCGAAGACGGTTATCAACTCCCAGCCGTGCTGCTGCTCGGGAGTGAGGGCACCAGAGTTGTTGTCGACAGCGATGCCAGCGAAATCTCCCTGGCCAATGAAGATGTCGTTGCCTTCATCATCAGTAAACCACGGCTCATTCGGTGTGACGGTCTTTACCCAGTGCTGACCGCGAGCGGCGATGTCTGGCCCGGCCGCAGCCTTCTCCACAAGGTAGAAGTCGGCGGTCACTTCCATGATTGCTAGGCCGGAAGCGACGGCCGAGTTGCTGATGCGCACCGCCTCGATCCTGGCGGCGTCGTTGGTGTTGTAGGCATCAAGGTGGTAGTAGTCGCTGGCCGATTCTCCTGTCAGTATCCCCTTGGTGTCGGCCATGAGCAGGTCGCCCGTTAGTGTCAGGTCAGCGAACGAGGGGCTTTCCCCGTCCGGCGTCCAGTGCTGCCACACGGTTCCTGACCGCCCATACAGCAGGTTATTACCCACGTCCAGGGCGATCGCGCCGTCCAAGTTGATGTCGATGTCACTGTCTGAAGGGGCACCATCGTAGATCGGCAGGTAGAAGGCCCGCGGCGTAATCATTCCGAGACCGTGATAGGCGACGTAAGTGATATCCGTGCTGGCCCCACTGGCGAAATCCCTGTCGAGGTCGACGTTGCTGGCGTCGGTGACTGCCGTAATCCTGTACCATCCTGCCGTGACGTTGGTTCCCGAGATAATCCGCACCACATCGCCGACCACTGAGTTAGTGAACTTGTTGGTTTCAGTGAGTTCATCGTTGTCAGCGCCGTCTGCCGTGCCCGTCGTGGAACTGGTGTACTTGCCCTCATTCTCCCCGACAGCAATGTGCGGCTGCACTACTTCATCAAACAGGCCGAGGTCCATAAAGCTGTAATTGGTCTCCTCGGCGAAGAGCAGCACAGGGACATTGTTGCCAGAGTCGTCCGATTCGTCGATTGTAATTTGTGCAATCTTGGCGTCTGCGTCCTGGACCGCGTAGTTCATCCTTACTTCGTTGTTGGCGCCCCATGAGTGTTGCGCATTATCGTTTGACTGTGCGATATTGCTACTTGTAGAGATCGAACCCCCTGTGACGCTGATACCAAGGTCAAAAAATGCGCTACCGGCCACTTCCAGTTTCCCGCTTACCATGAGGTCGTCCTCGGAGGCAAGGCCGTGGCTGGTTGTAGCAGCATCGCCCACTCGCAGATAGGCACCGACGCCCTTCAGCGTCGGGACATTTGAGAGCGTCTCAATCGACAGGTAATCGTCGACGTCCCCATTCGGGATGATGTAGATTGCCCCGGCGCTGACTATCTTGCCACCCGAGGTCAGCCGAACGTCGGCAGTCCCGTAGGTTGCACCTGTCAGGTCGATACCGTAGCCGAATCCCTTAGTGCCGCCGCCCATGGATGCTTCGGCAATCTTGATGGCCGCATCCATCTGACGGCCAGTCCCGCCCACGGCCTCGTTCCGAATCATCAGACCAACATCGTCGGACGTGATCGTCTCGTTGCCCCGCGTCTGAATGTTGATTAGCCCACCGTAGAGGTTGGCGGCGTTCAGTCCGGTGCCCTGGCTGATATGAGCGGTGAAGCCCCTGACGTCCCCGGAGACGGTCACGCTGCCGGCAGAGTAGTCGGCATGGAAGAGAGCGCCCTCAAGCATGGCAGCGTATTTGCTCACTGCTGCCATCGTAGCCTCAAAGTAACCGCCTCTGACATTAGCACCGGCGCTGGTAGCATTGCCAGTTACCCTGGACCGAATACCCGTCAAGTCACCACTGGAGACTCTAGAACCCAGCGTAATCCAAATGCCATTAGCGGCTATTGTTTCAAGTGGTGTATTAATATAGATTGCTTGCTCACCAGAATTAAGAATGTCTGTGCCAGCTATACGAAGGTGATAATCCGCAGCAGCCGCAGGTGATATATCAAGGATGCCGTCAAGGAACGTGGTGCCTGTTACCTCAAAGTCACCGGATACCATGAGGTCGTCTTCGGAGTTGAGAGTGTGCTGCGTCGTGGCAGCGTCACCAATCCGGAAGTAATCGCCCGCCAGTCCAGCCAGCGTCGTCACCGTGCCGTCATTCGTAATGTCGAGAACCTTGGCGCCGCCGACGTAGACATCGACGGACTGCCCCGATGCCGCCATGATGGCGGTATCCCCGCTTGAGCCGTCTGCCCAAAAGACCTGCTGCGAAGCGCCGCCCTTGTTGACGTACATGGCGATGTCGCCAGAGGCCGTCACATTGCCAATCAGAAACGAATCGGCGGCTACGGCCTGAGCTACCGGTGTCCCGACGGCAATGCCCGCCAAGGGCGTGTTAGCCCCCAGGATAGAGCTTCTGAGCACCATCCCGACGTCGGCATCGGTGCCGAACTCGAATACCGCATCATCCACGCGGATATCCTCGATGGCGTTGACCGCCGTATTGAGGTCGGTGATCGACTTCGCCGTGATGTTGAGGAAGATTCTGCCGCCGCTGGAGTGGGCAGCCGCCGATGTGCCCTGAGCCGCTCGCGTGAAAGTCAGCGTGTCGGTCGCCCGATTGGTGACAGCGAGTATCTCGTCGTCAATGGTGATGTGGAACGGGTAGGTTGAGGGGAACAGGGCGCCGTCGCCAGCCGTAACGTCTACTGTCAAAGCAGAATCCGTCAAAGCAGCGGCGAGTTTACTGAAGGCTCTGTTCTTGACTACCAGAAACGATGTAGCCATGGATATCCCCCTAGTCCTTGGGCAGACTCTCGTAATTGTCGACGAGGGTGTGGGACCTCAGTTCTTGCTTGTAGATGCTCAGTTGCTCAAGCCCCCACGAATTCATACGCGGGCCGACATTCACGCCGCCGACATTGAGGGCGTTGATCTGCTCGCGTCCTTTGTTGATCGCGGCCCGGGCCTGGACACCCTGAATGAGTATGTATTCATGTTCCGGCCTGAGGGTGGAACTATTCTCGGTGAGTGTGTGTTCCTTGAGGCAGTACAGATGCACGGCTTCGCCGCCTGCCGGATTGATATTCATGTCGAGCGTCAGAATATCGGCAAACCGGTCGGCGTTGCGATACTGCTTCGGTTGCCTCCCTATCCGGTACTCGACCGGCCTGTTCCTGCGAACCCGGATGAGGTTGCCGATGTTGTTGAGGTTGGCGATCTCCTTGGAGTTCGCCGTGGTAACGATCGTCAACCCCGCACCCTTGCTGACCGTGTGGATCGCAGCGGTCGTTTCCAGTTTCGCCCTGCCGACGGTAAAGTTTTCCGAGGACGCCAGGGCCGTCACCTGAAGAACCTCGCTATCGATCGTGATGTAGAACGGGAAGGTGGTCGGGAAGGCGTCGTCGGAAGCCACCACGAGGTTCGTCGCCGATGCTGACAGTTCGGTGGCCACGGTGCTCAGGGCATCGTAGGCGGTGACCTTGGCCTCGTAGGGCATCTTCTGTTCCATTTCCCGGAGCGTGTTGGCAATCAGCCGGTCGAGTTCGTCGTCTTCCCACTCGAGGTCGACGCCTTCCACGAACTCGTCCCGAAGATTATCGCGCACCGCCGCCCGAATGTCTGATCGCTTTCTAGCCATGATTACACGTCCTTCTCAACCTCTTCCCGAGGTCCGAAGCGTTCATGGGCAGCCTCGGTGAGCCGCCAACCGAACTGCGCAGGCTGCGGGAGTGAGACCAACTGCCTCGCTACGGCCCTGCACTCCGGGCAATGAATCGGCTCCCCGCAATCAGCCATCGGCCTGAAGGTCTCGAACCGGTGGCCATCCTTGCACTCGTACTCGTAGAGCGGCATTAGATGTAGCCAGCCGTGATCCTGGTCCCGTCGTGCTCGATGTTGCCGAAGCGGATACCGGTGGAGAAGGGTATCGGCGGGTCGAAGGTGTGGACGACGGTTCTCTCCCCAGCGAGGTAGAACTTCGCTACCTCGTCGTCCGTCCCGTCCGTGTCGTCGTGGAGCGTGGCGTGCCTCATGCTGCTACTCGAATTGGACAAGATGAGCCAGTAGAGCTTGCCAGGGGCACCCTTGATATTGCCGGCGGCAGTGATGCGCGTCTTCAGGCAGATTTCCGACCCTCTGCCTTGCGTTGGCACGAGGTTCTTCGGGTCTGCTTCCAGCTTGTTGTCTGACTCTGCCATCAGTCTGTACCTCCCAGGATTTCATCTATCGTCTCAAGTCCCGGCTGACTATTCGACAGCTCCCCTTCCCGGTCTGCTGACTGCCGGATGAACTCCGTCGTCGGGTTGATGAAGGTGAAGACGTAGACCCCATCGGCGGTGACCTCGCAGGACTTGAGCCTCTTCAGTTGCTTGGCGTTGAGCGCCTTCAACTGGCTGAGCATGATATTGGGAATAAGCTTTGACATTTGACTCTCCCGCCCTGGCGGGGGAGAGCCCGTTGACTCTCCCCCGCAACTGGTTACTTCTTCGGTTTGGCCTTAGCCTTTGGCTTGGGCTCGGTATCGCCCTTCTCAGGGACAATCCCTTCCCTCACCAACAGTTCACCGGTCATTTTGACCTCCCGTTGGAGTGATTAGCCGGGGCAGGCTATTCGAGAGTCAGCCAGACCTCGAGGTCGCCGTAACCGCTGATGGTCATTACCGTCAGGTAGCCGACGGTGTGCGTGGCGTCCGCGGCCTTCAGGGCGATGGTTCCGTCCGCGTGCATCTGAGCCATGCGCTCGTTCACGCTGTCCCCGAAGTAGGCCGTCGGCGTGATGATGCACCGGCCCTTGCGCTGGACCCAGCCGAAGTAACCTGACGTCATGGTGTCGGCGAGGCAGACGCCCATAGCCGAAGCGTAGGCCGCCCCACTCGTTGCATTGGTGGGTGAAATCAGGTTGTTGAAGATGGACGGGTACGCCGTGACACCGGTGGAGTTGACGACGAGGGCCGTCTGCAGGCCGTTCCGGTGGTCGAGGTAGATGGTCACGTCATCGACGCCGCTGGCGGCCTCGTTGCCGACGATGCGGTACTCAACGTAGTGGCCGCTGGGGAAGACGGACAGCATCCCGTCCTCGTAGTAGTTCTCCACCCTGTCTTCGGGATCGTTCAGAATGAGGGTGGTGGAACCGACGGCGAAGTCGCTGAGGGCGTCGAGGCTGCCCTCATAGCCGGCAACGTCGTCGGAGCCGGGGACAAGGTTGCCGTTGACGACCATGCGGGCAATCGGGCCGCTGGTGTTGGTCTCGCCCCACTTGCCATACCGGAAGCGGCGGCCGTCTGCGTAGTCGAGGCAGGAGCCCAACGGGTATTCCTGCCCCACCGACTGCTCGTAGACGTTGGGACGGAAGAGGTTGGACGCGATGGGGCTGCGGGGCATCCACAGCGCCATGCCGTCCTCGACGATAAGTTTGTGCCGGGGGTTGAAAATCTCGACGGTCATTGTAGCTAGACCTCCATTTCACTACCGAGAGCCTATTAGAGACCCACTCTCTCAGGTCTTTCCTCGCCTACGACTAGGCGACGCCGGCTCCGACAACCCCGGCGATGGCGTACTTCTTGAAGCAGGCCATGCCTGTGTACCAGATGAGCCGGTTGGCAATCGCGTTGTAGTCCTCGAGGAACACTTCCCGCTCATGCTCCATTTCGCCGGCCTGGAGTCCCGTCACCCCGCCCTCGCCGATTTGCATGGCGATGATGATGGTGCTGTCGAAAGAGCCTGCGGTGTAGGCCTTGTCATAGTCGTAGGCCGTGATGTCGAGGACACTGGACGCAGCATCGGGGTAGTTGTTCAGAATCCAGTCTGAGATCAACAGGGGGATGCCGTCGTACATGTGCATCGTCTGGCCGAAGAGTGCCGAGTCGGTGAACTGGAGACCAGACGTGCCGGCTGCCCTCGACAGCGCCGTGAGTTGGCGCCGGACCTTGCGGGAGCAAAGGATCATGTCGGGTTTGCCCGGACGGACTTGGTCGACGAGCTGGTCCATCGCATCGAGCGTGATTACGGCACCTGAGGCGTGGTTGACAATGAGTTGGTCGTTGTTGATGCCGTCCCAATCGGTCGTGCTCTCGGTCTCCATTTCCGCGAGGATGCGGAGCAGCCCCTTGAACTCGAGGGCGTCGGTGTCGACGGAAGTCCGGCCGATGATGGCCGCTTTCTCCCACCTGTGGGCCATTGCCTTCGCCGCCAGGCCGATGTCGACCGTCTCCGGGTCCTGGGTCAGGTTGAGCTTCTTCTGGCCTTTGTCGGTGTAGCCGGTCTGAATCAGCGTGAAGACATCGGTCGTTCTCTGCTCGTAGGTGCCGGTGTTCTCGGACAGTTGCGTGCCGACGGTCGTGAACTGCGCGCTGGGCAGGCTGACCTCGACGTTGTACTTGAACGAGTTACCGGCGATGGGCATGAAGGGCAGGACGCCGAGCAGCGGACTTTCCATGACGATCCGGTCGACGACACCCGCCAGAAGCATATCTCTGTCGAGATATTCGTATTGCGTTAGAGTCTGCATCAGACCCTCCTTTGATTAGCCTTTCTTCTTCCGGCCCAGTCCCGCCGCGATTTTATCCTCGGAAGACATACCGGAGGGGTCGGTGCCAGGAGCACGCTGAGCGGACACAGGGCGCTGTGACAGCCCCGCAGGCTTGTCCTTGGTGCCTGCACCCCTGTCGGCCTCAGAGCCGCTCTTCTTGAGCAGGTCAGCGGCAGTGGCGAGCCTTCCAGCGTCGCCGTCGGGAACCAAGTCGGCCAGCGCCTTTTCGCTGACGCCGGCTCTGCTGGCCGCCGCCGTGATCGCCACCCTCGCGGTGACTTTTCCGGCTTCGGCTGTCGAGGACTCAAGAAGGGCTTGCTTGGCGTCGATGTCCTTGAGGAGCCCGCCCAGCCGTCTTGCTTCTTTGGCGTTGGCCAGCCTGCCATCCAGTACCGAGAGTTTCTCGGGCTGATCCTTGAGGGCGTCTCTCTCGGCATCCTCTCGGCCCTTCAGGATATCATCCATCTGAGCCGAGAGTGTGTCGAACCGGGTTGTCAGGCCGGTCAGTTCCCCGGTGGCTCGCTTGGCCTCTGTCTCTGCCGTCTCGGCCCGGGTGAGGGCTACCCGCCCTTCCTTCGCAGCCCAGTCCGAGAACATCTTGGTTACGTCTGCTCCGCTGTAGCTCCTGTCCTTGTCGATGGTTGAAGTCAGCTCGTCCACGCTCGAAGGTTGCTCCAAGTTCGGCGAAGCGTCAGGTCCGCCATCCGTCGGTGCTCTGTCCTGCGTTTCGTCAGCTTTGTCCCCCATTTCGACCTCCCGTTTTGGAGTTTATCTTACCCGTCCTACGGGCTTACTCCCTCTCCACGTAGTTTCCTGAGCGCCTCTTCGATCTTCTTCTGCCTCTCATCCCACTCTACCTGAAAGCGCTCAAGCGTAGTCATTTCCGACCGCCGCCTCTTCTCTTCGACCGGTGTGTACTCAAACTTCAGCACCAGCCAGGCATCGAGTTCCCGATTCTCCCAGCGGAAGGCATCCTTGGCAAAGAGCGTCGGTAGCTGCAGGTAGGCCAGATATTGCGTGAAGACTTCCCGGCTCGGAACCTTGCTGAAGTCGAGCCGCTCATTCCCCTTCAGGTCGACGTAGACCTCTTCGTAGAAGCCGAGATTCTCTATGAGGAACCAATCGTCGTCATACCAAAGATCGGTGCCGACGTTGAGCTTCCAGTTCTCAGGCTTGCCCTCGCCGATGATCTTGTAGTAGCCGACGAACGCCTCGATATGCTGCTCCGGCACGAAGGCGCCGTAGGCATTGCGCCGGACCTCAGCCAGGCCGAACTCGCTGTAGTGTCCATTCTCGTCGAATCTCATGGCCCTGACGGCTTCGGCCCGCCTGTCCGTGTCCTCGATGTAGTGCTCGGAAGTGAAGTCAGGGAAGCCCTCGAGCCGCTCAAAGGCCGGGCGGAATTCGTCGTAGATATCGTCGTACTGAACCGCCGGCACGTCTTCTGCCGCCGGGATATCGATGCCCTTGATTTCGTGCATGGCCGTGGCGAAGACTGGGTTGTCGACGAGGAACCGCTCCTGCCGCTTGCCCTTCGCTGGGAGTTCGTAATACTGCACGAAGGTCGGAATCAAGTCTTGCGGGAAGCGCTGGCCATCCGGACCAAGCAGTTCAAAGGCCTCCCGGGTCCGCCTCGCCTGCCGGTATTCGAGGTTGCCGGCAAGGTAAACAGCCCTGTCGTCGCCTTCAACCGGGAGAGCGTTGTACGCCTCGTCCTCGGCTTTGTACTGGACATCGATACGCCAGATTGGAATACGGTATTCGTTCACGGCCTCAAGCGCCTGATTGCCCCACAGTTCTTCGTTCCTGCGGAAATCGTCGTAGCCTTGGTGGTCAACCCGGAAGAGCATCGCCTCGGGACTCGAGGCGGCAAACTCGTCGATGGCTCTGCCGTAGTCGACGTGCCAGCCGACCAGTTCATCCGAGATCGGCGACGTCGCCGAGCCCTGTTCGATGGCCTCCACCTGGCGGAGGATATCCCGGAACTGGGTATCGCCCTCGACGGTGGTGAGTTTCACCGCCTCGGTGGCGGCCTCTCTCTCTTCCTCGTCGTCAATCTCCCGGGCTTCCTCGAGAGCGTCGTACAGTCCCCGATTGTCGACCTTCAGCGTGAGCGCCGCGTGGGGGGTTTCCGGAAGCTGCATATCCCGCCACTCGATGTACGACTCCCGCTTGGCCTCGGTCGCCTCCATGTGGTCCTCAAGCAACAAGAGTTGAGCTTCCCAGGAGGCGTGTGCGCCTTCGGCAACAAAGTCCTCGTACTTGAAGTGGGTTTCAATCGACTCCTGCGGCGGGAGCAGGAAGATGGGGATGCCGGCGTCGGGTATGTCCAACTCCTCGACCATCCGGTTGAAGGCGTTGTAGGCCTCGAGCGAGTAAATCTTCTCTTGGCCCCACACGGCCAGCTTGGCGTTCTCTTCCGGGTGAGCCTTCAACCATTCGTGCCGGGGGTTGACCGACAATTCCGGATGGTCCTCGCGGAACTTCCGCCGGGCGGCGGGGTCGTCGATTGCGTGGTAGTCGACCAGCAGCTCCGCCTGGCGCCGCGTCAGGCCATCGAGGTCGGCGTCGGTCACAAGCCCCTGCCGCCAGGACTCGTAATAGTCGGCGAAGGTCACGCCCTCTTTGAGGTCCGGGCTGATGGTGTAGACCTTCCTGTTGAGGATGGGGTCTACCTCCGTTTCGACCTCTTCCTTCTCGAGGAAGTGGTAGGCGAGGGGGTCGGCCTCGGGGTCGGTCAACTTCCGCAAGTCTTCGGCGGTCACCGCCTCAAGCAGGCGCGTGTATTCGGTGTTGAGGTTCCCCATGTCGTAGATGTCGGGCTTCTCGAGAGAGAGTTCCGGAACGTCGTCAATCACCGTCCCGAGCAAGTCGATGGCGCCGGAGAGCCTGGTCTGCAAAACGTCCGGCACATCGCCAAAGAACAGGTCGAGGGCTCTGCGGGCAACGTCGGTCTTCACGAAGTCAATCTCGTCGACGAGCCGACGCTTCTGAGCGCCATCCATATCCGGGTCGTTGAAGACCTCGTCCTGCTTCTTTCGGAGTTCGCTCAGTTCCCGGGCAACGGTTCGGAGATACCGGGCGGTGGCCGAGTAGGCAACATCATTCTCAGCGTCGTAGAAGAACAGCAGTTCCGGATGCGCCGCCTTGAACGTGTCAAACTTCCCTTCGTTGCCCAGCTCGAGCATTTCCTTCAGGAAGCGCTCGCCGCTTTCGTGTTCCTCGAGAACCTTGTAGAAATCGTTGACGGTCTCTCCGGAAGAGCCGTAAGGATGCCGGACGACGAACGCCTTGAGAACCGGAATGTCGGCCAGCGTCGGGTCCGGCTCGGGAATATCGGGACTGATGCCGGTCGCCCTGAGAATGGGCGTAAGGCTGTCGACCGCGTACCGCCCCAAGCCTCCGGTGTAGCCGAAGATCAGGTTGTCAATCTTCGCCGGCGAGAAGTTGATGATGTCGCCGAGCCACACAGCGAGAGGCGATGTCCACCGGGTGTACTGCAGCTCCGGCGGCATATCCTGTCGGCTGGGCGGAACGATGTCCCTGCCCCGGAAGAATGAGAAGTTGGTGTAGTTCTCGATGATGGGGAGCGCCGCAGTCGGGATCACGCCAGGGAAACCAGCTTCAGCAAGGTTCGCCAGCATATCCCCGAGCATATCGGGGTCGCCGGTGTCCAGGTACTCGAGGAACCGCTCTGGAGCCGACCCGAAAATGATTCCCAACTCAAAGGGCTTCGGGATTCGGATTATTCCCGACCTGCCTGAGTCGCTATTGATGTACTCGGACTTCTGCTCTGCCGACCACGACTCCCACTCGGCAGGCAGGGGCTTTATGAAGACGATCCAGAAGAGGTCTTTCTGCCACTGGGCTATCTCCTTCCAGCGGGGGTCGTCGCGGTTCGCGTAGTAGAGCAGCAATGACGGCAGGGTGATTCCGGCAAAGACCTTGAGCGACGTCCGGGCGGGATGCTCTTTGAAGGATGATATCATCCGGCCCCAGCCGCGTATGTTGGCATTGAAGAAGGCGATTAGTTGATTCAGCGCCAGCGCCGTTGTGCCGCCCTGTGCGAAGTCCAAAGTGACCGAGCGGGCGGAATACCCGGCCTCAAGCGGAACGGCCCCCCTGTCGAGGCCTCGCATGAACTCACCCATCCTTGTCGCCTTCTCGCCAAGTTCACTGAGGATCTGGAAGAGTTCCAGCGGATGCTTGATATAATCCGTGAAGCCCTTACCCTCGACAACCTGCCTGAAGGTCTTTTGGAGATACTGCCGGTCAAGCGACACCATCATCGAGTGAGCGGCACCGCTCAGGTGGAAGAGGTTATAGGCATCACCCTTCCGGAAGATCTCGGCGACGCCTTTCAGGAAGTCAATGCCGGGAAGGAAGCCGTAGTTCGAATAGGCAAACGCCGTCATTTGATCCCTGAGCGGATTCCTCACCATAAAGTCAGGGCTCAGCGTGGCGCCGGCACGCAGCCACTTAGTCGGGTAGGAGAGTATCTTCCCGAGCATCCCCAGTGTATCCCTGTTGAGGCTCAGCATGGCATCCCGAAGGTCCGGGTCTACCCGGTAGTACTGCTTCTTCCCGTTGACGAGGACGGTTACCTCGTCACCGCGGACGAAGAAGGACGGCCGGAAGATATCGACCAGTTGCTCTTCCTCGGCCTCGGTCATGCCCTCGACTTCAACGCCCAAGTCTTTCGCGCTGATGCGGGCGACCCTGGCAATCGGCGTCTTGACCCTCTCGAAGACTTCGGCAATCTCGGGATTCTGGTCGACCATGTTGGCCAAGGCTACCCCCACCATGTTCCTGTCGGCGGCGCTGATGAGGACGTAGGTGTTCTTGACGATGCTCTCGAGCGGGTTGATAATCTCGAGTTCCGACCCCCTGATGCGCTTGATGGGCGAAGCGATGTTGGCCATCTTCTTACCGAAGAGCCCCTTCGCCTGCAACTCGTTCATCACCCGGTAGAACGGGACGTAGTCGCCGAACTCCCGGAGCTTGGTCAGGAGGTCGTCGCTGATGAGGCTCATCTCGTTGGCGTAGACAAGGAGGCTGTCCTGGTATCTGTAGACCCGATCAGCCAAGGCCGCGAATCCGGGGTTGGCCTCTTCGAGTTCCCGGATACTGTCCCGGGCATCGACGGCATCCATGCCGGTCTCGATGTCACGCGCCGACAACTGAACCGCCCGCCGCGCTGTGAGGTAGATCGAGAAGTCCTGCCACTTCTGCGGCTGCCGGACTTCCTTGAGGATCGTCTCGAGGGCTTCGCCGGTGAAGTCAGGCGTGGCCTTGCCGTCAGGTCCCACCTTCCAGAATGTGCGTCCGAAAGTTCCCTTCTCCAGGAACGTCGTCGCCTTGCTGGTGACCCCCCGGAGCAACCTGGCGAGGAGATAGGGGTTCTCGGCAATCGACAGTTCGACGCCGCTCTTGCGCAGCCGGTCGGTCAGCCGCTTCATGGCGAACAGGTCGTCGACCACCTTGACGTTGAACTTGTGCCAGCCGTGCCGAATCTTCTCTTTGAGGTTGCGCTCCGGCGGGTTGAACTGTATCTGCTGCGCAACCCGGCCGGTGGCCGTCGGCGGCGGTGGTGGAACCGCCTCGCTGTAGTTGCTGGGGATGATAGTGTCGTCAGGCGTAGTCTCCGGAAGGCGTCTGCCTTTCTCCGGGGTCGTGTCTCTCAGCCTCTTCCACTGGGCCTGAGTTTCCACAGGGAAGACTTCCTCGATGATGGTATCGGGGACGTCCCGGCCCAGCTTTATCGAATCGCCAATGTACTGCTGATAGCCGGTCTCCGGCGTTCGGCTGATGTAGAACGCAGCCATGTCTTCGGGACTGAACCCCGCCGCCTCACCCCACTCGATAGCGCTGGCGTCGATGGCTTCGCCCTTCTGCACTTCGGCTTCGGCTTCAATGAACGGCGCTGTGCCCTCTTGGAACTGCCCGGTCGCAGCAAAGGTCGTGAACTCATCCGATGTCATGGCGAACGCTGGCTTTACGTCTATCGCCGGTGGCAGTGCCTCGAGTCGTTGCTCTATCGCCAGCGCCCCACCTTCCGGGGTGACGCCGGTGGCCTCAATAACGGGCGCCGGCAGTTCCATCGGCTTGTACCAGTTGCCGGTCCCTGGGTCTTGCTGAAGACCCTGCTCCTGGCGCTGCTCGTCGGTGAGTTTGTTGTAGTCCCCCGGCGACACTCTCTGAAGGGCCGTGAAGGCACCACCGAAAGCAGCAAAGGGAAGAGCAGCAACCATCGCCTGCAGCATGGTCTCGTCCCAGTCCTCGAAAAGTTCCTGATTCTCGTCAAAGACCTTGATTCCGGCGTTGAGAACAGCAGCTTGGGCAACTTCCTCAAGGCCTTCGATGATGTCGATGGCGGCGAAGGCCAGTAAGCCTTTCTTCGCCATGGAGGCCAAGGTGCGCTCAGAGAGTTCTTTGACAATCTCCTTGGTGAAGAGTTTGAAGGCGTTGGGGAACATCAACTTGAGCGGAACCAAGTTACCGACGGATTCTATGCCCGCCATGAGTACACCAATAGGCAAGGCCATCAGGCCAGCTTGCTGCTCGCTGGCGCCAGCGGCGAGTAACGCATCGTGGGCTTGCTGAGCCTGCGGCGGCGTAGCGACTGTCATCGCGGCCAACGTACCAAGAACCGGATTACCAGTCGTGAGAGTAACGGCAATCTGCGTTCCAAAGACGGCGATTGCGAATGGAGCAGTCGTGGCAAACTCGTACAGGATCGTTCTGAGCGGGTCCTCCCTGAGCCTATCGCCGATATTTCCTTTCGTCCATTCGGGTGGGACAAGTTCGGGGTGGCTAGTTATCCATTCCTCATTGAGCCTCTCATTACGGCTATACTCACTGCGAAATTTATCCCGCTGTACGGCATTGACGGCGTTGACTCGGTTGACGTACTCATCCCCGTAAATCGAACGCTCGGCCTCAGTCAAATCCCGGAAGAGGAAGTTCGGGAGGGCGGAAAAGAGAAACTGCTTCGCATCGTGCAGGAGATTTTGCCCACCAAGGACGAAACCATCCCACACGTCCTTGAGCCAATCCTCTTCGGGAAGCGCGGCGAATTCCTGGGTGACGACATTGTAAGTCCCAGCCCAATTCCCCTGTTCGTCGAAGGCTCTCATGCTGGCGACGTCGACGGTGAGTATCTTCTCGAAGCCGTTGACCGTCGCCGGGACGGTAACGATGCTGAAGAACTCCCCGATCTCTTGGGGACTATAGCCCATGTACTGAAGGAGCGCCTGCTTCTCGGCAGTGATGCCCTTCCACCGCATTGTCTCCACGAAGAGGGGCCAATCAGTCTCGACGAGGCCAGCCAGGTCTTCGAGGTCGTGGTCCGCGAAGACGGCGTCAATCATGGTATCGACGCGGGCTTCCTGTTCCTTGAAGTCCAGCGTCCGTAGTACGTTCTCTTCGGTGACGCCCATCATCCGGAGGATGGTCTCGCCTTGCTCCGGGCCGGCCCGTTCGAAGAGTTCGGCGACGGTGCGCTCGTAGTCGGTGGCCAGGTTATTGCGAAAGCCCTGAAGCACCGCCTCGGGAAGGTTCTCAGG